CACGACCAGAGGCTACAGCCATTCTAAACATCTCTGGTAAATCTTTTATACCATTACGTTGAATGTGTATTGTCATTTCTCGCAAAATTTTTTCTTGCCACTTCCTTGGTCCTTTAAATTCTTCGAGGGGGGTGTCTTTCATTCCCCAAGGGAACACAAACTTAACAAAGTTTAGTGGATTGTCTTTAATAACAGGAGACCATATCTCTGTCATTAATAGCTTTTCTTCTTCTGGTTTATATTTCATAAAAAAATTATCTCAGTAGGTATTTATAATAACCGCACCCGCCAGCAAACAAAGGGGGGGCAAAAATCTATCCGCACGCATATTCATAAGCGCGCGCATCAATGCAAAAAAGTGGGGTTAATTTTTATATGCGTGCATAAATGCAAGCAAGCTTGCATGCGTGCATGACTATTTGCGTAAATCATTAAGCGACAATTGTTCCTCTTGTTCTATTGTTTCTCCTTCAATCACGCGTGCTTGCGCGACCTGCATAATTTCTTTGAGGTTGAGGTTGTGATTGACTTCCTGGCGATCGGACCATTCTTCTGGGCTGCGATTTTTTAAGTAAAACTGGATAGCCTGGAAGTTGCCTTCGTGGATCTGACTCATGAGCGCGCTCGTGGCGACCTTCATGCCCTTCGCCTTGCCGCGTGCCAGCGCCTCCGATATTTCCTTTTTACGCTTTCTATTTTTATTGAATGTATCCCAACCAACACCAAGTGATCTGCAAATATCCATGATACCTAAGCCTTGCGCAGCTAATATCTCAACTTGCTCTGGATCAATGTGAATTCTTTTTCTTCCCGGCTTCCCGCTTGGCATTTTACTCATATTCCGATTAATTATAGTGCATTAATGGTATTTTTTATCTTTTTTTAAACAATTATTAAAATAATTAATATTATTGTGCGTAGAGTTGTTGACATGTGCGTATAAATCAGTATACTAATAATGTGGTTGTTAATTTAAAAGGAGGAAATATGGAAATAAGACACAAATGGAATGATCCAAGATATGTTGGTGAAGTAGTCGTTGGTGATGAAATCTATTACAAAGGTGACATGGCCAACAGAGCTGGTTGGGGAACTGTTGTTGATGTTGTTCCTTGTGACCATTATCACAAAACAATAACCATTGAGTTAGATGATGGAAGAATTCACAAGATCAACCCTTATATGTTGGGAGGCCAAACTGATCCTGATAAACCAATTTATAACCAAGGTGGTTTAACTAAGCATATTATGAAATACAAAAAAGAATGGGAGGTAGCGTAGTGGCTAAAATAACAAAAGAAAAAACTTTAATAAATAAAATAAATAAAATCTATCCGGGAGTAAAGGCTACACCATTAGCCGAGTTCTATGGAGATCCAACCAAAAAAGGTATCTGGTTTAAAGGTAGTGAAAGTGACGCTATCAACGGCGCGCCTATGTACAACTATTGGTATACAGGATGGGCTGATACTTTTGGAGTTAATCCTGAGTTTGACGCTTTTATAGAAAAACATGGTTGGTATTGTGAGAACTACGACAGCGGAACATTAATGGCTTATCCGGGGTAATATTGTTAATGAACAAGCTAAAAATATTTGTTGACATGGACGGAGTCCTCGCGGACTTCGTCACAGGAGTTGAAGGTCCAGAGTTTTTAAATGGACCATTAACACATGATGCTGAGTATGATCTAAGGAAATTAGAACTATCTAATAAAGGTTTGTTTGCTAAGTTGCCAAAAATGCCAGGCATGGATGAACTAATAAACCATATAAAAAATAGCGGTGAGTATTGGGAGATACTTACAGCAACAGGTGATGTTAATAGAGCTGTGGTTGCCAGAGATAAAAACATATGGATAAGAGAGCATGTTGATCCTGATGTTTTAATTACTTGTACCATTAAGGGTAAGGATAAAGCTGTCTTTGCTAAACCAAACCATGTATTGATTGACGATAGATTAGACAACATTCAAGCATGGATCAAGGCTGGTGGCATTGGTATTTATCATAGAAGCGCGAAGCAAACAATACAAAAATTAACTAAATATTTTTTATATAAAGGGTTGATTTGAGTAGTATAAAGTAGTATATTAGGTATGTGGGAATTGTTATTAATAATCAAAAAGGAGGATGTGTAATGGAAAAGATTGGTGGATATACTTTAGCTGAAAGGCTTGAGTTGACTATTGGGAATATCATATTCCAAAAGAATAGAGTTTTTTGGGATGATCTTGAGAAGCTTGAATTAATATTAGAAGCACTAAAAGCAAGGGAGGAGAAATGAAAACATTTACATTTTATAGAACGCCCGGTCATGGTTATTTAAAAGTGACCAAAGATGATCTGGTTGATGTTGGTGTAGCAGATAAAATTACTGACTTTAGTTTTGTGGCTAAAGATGGTGCTATTTATCTTGAAGAGGATTGTGATTTTCCAGAATTTGCCAAGGCTTATAAAGCCAAATACAACAAAGGCATTGATGGCAAATATGTGGACCTTCACGATGATAATTGGAAATATGGTGTTGCAAGATACAAGGAGGGAATAACTTATCATGGCTAAAATAACACTAAAAGAAATGAATCATGTTGTGGATACAACTGATGACATTAAAAACTTACTAAAAGTTTGTAATGATTTGTTTGAAGGTTTACCAGAACCAATTAGAAATCATTATGAAATGGTTTGGCACGATATAAACAATGCAAAGATTGCATTAAACAACGTAAGACATGATGCAGCTCACATGACAGATGCTTTAGAACTGTATGAGGCTGTAAAATGTTAGAAATAGTGTTTAAATTATTGTTGCTTGGTTTTATGGCCGCGTGTCTATATGGTGTAGCTCTGATTATTGTAGATAGTAATGATAAATAATCTACATTTTACCATTGATATTGATGGCAAATACATTGACTGGAGGTACACCAAAGAAAATGAAGAAAAGCAGTATCATCAAACCTGGATACCAAAAAGAAAAGATGTTGAAATAATTAGCGCTGATTTGCATGGTTTTACACAAAAAGAAGTAAAAGATGCTATATTTATAGAGCTGGATAGAGATATCCAAGCAGTTAAAGATCATAATAATAAAAAAGCAAGAGAGAGGAGGAAAAATAAATGAATTTTAACCAAGCAGAGCATAAGCTAAAAGCTTTTATGCGTGACTCAGGATTTGTGGGCGAATTACCACAACCAAACAAAGAACAGTCTGAGAGAGACTCTAACGGCTTCTGGTTTCTTAAAACTATAGAAGGTAGGAACGTAGGGGTTATATCAGAAGATGGCCATGTGGAGCTTGTATGAGCGTTGCAGAGGTAATAAAAGCATATAAGTTCAAATATGGACTAAAACCAGAAGTGAGCCTAGAAAAGATGTTGCAAATCTTAGCCAAAAAAGATAGAGAGGATTTATTACCCTATCTAAAACAAGAACCCATGTACCAGAAACTAATTGTTGAATATTTAAGAGAGGAGAGAAACAAATGAGCAATGAAATAAACGAACAAGCTTTAGAAAAGCTTCACGAAGAAATTATAATAATGGATTTAAAAGGACAGTTAGAAGATGAGATATTTACCATATCAGATATCTACGGACTACATCAAGACGATGACAGAGACGAGATATTGCAATTTATAACTGAAAATATTTTTTACCATAACAACCTATTAATATAAGGAGTAATTATATGACAGGCAAAGGTGATGATGTTCGTCCGTATGATAGGAAGAAATTTAACAAAAATTTTGATAAAATATTTGGCAGCAGATCAACTGCGCCAATAACTAAAATTAATATCGAGTTTGACATGGATGGTAATAACCATACCTTGGAAGATGTTTATGAACGTATCTTGCAGTTGATTAAATCAAGACAATTAAATTTTAAATCAACTACGAGGTATGACTGAGGCTATTATAATAATTTACTTATCACTAACTGGAGTCTTTTTCTTTATGTTGTTGGTCACATGGCTAATAGCATATATAATTAAATAGTAGAGCCGGGCGTGTCATAATTACGATCCCCCTTTGACTCCTCTCTGACGCGTCTAGCTCTCTTTATAAATCTCACTAGCCAACCCAACCAAAAGATAATGCTTACGCCCGCTCGCTTGACTGACACGCAAGCGCCCTTCCTTTCCCTCAAGCACGCACCAGAGAACTTCCTTTTCAATCAGCTCCTTCATAGACCTACCCGCAGTCCTTCTGCTCACCCCAATCATCTTTGCATAATAAGTGACCGCATCATGCGAGCTGAAAGTTTCAAACCTATACCTCTCGCATACAGACCAAAGTAAAAGCTTCTCACTCACGCTTAAATCCTCACGCCCACACTCACGTCTAAAGATCTTCCACACGCACGAGCGCATCTTTGAATAATTCTCTTGTGCTTGCACGCACGCAAGTGGCACTAACCCGCTTGCATGCATGCGTGGGATTTCAGTTGCGACTACCCACCAATAATCTTTATTGCGCTTATCGAATTTACGCATTTCGCTCTTGCACGCAGGAAGGAAAAAACGCCTTCAGCGTTTTTCTCCTATAACATAGTATGTTATGGATATATGCGACAACTTGTCGCAAGCAGATACCACTTTTGTCGCTATCAGCTACCACTTTTGTCGCATGTTGGTTAAAAATGTATGTCATATTCTGTTCTTGGCATAGAGTCTATCGGCTCTAAAACTCCGTCTTTTCTTATCAATGTTTGCACCCCGTAATCTACATTACCAGAGTTAGATTTGACCAGCGCGGCCTTGACCACGCTTAATCTATCGTAAGGTATATTTGCTTGTTCACAAAGTTCCTCTGCATCTGATTCACTTGGTATCCACATAGAGATTGCAAATCTAACTGAGTCTGTAATAGATGATGCACCTCTTATATCCGCTTTATGAGAGTAAGGATCATCACTATCGTTGGTTATAGATTGTTTGTTTATATGGTGGGTGGTAAGAGTAGTACAACCAATGTTAGCACTAATCATAGCGCAGTAAGATCCCCATAACTGTCCAGCCTCATTACTTTGTGACACGCTAGCAGTTGTAAACGCTTGTAGCGGATCAAAAGCAACCAGCTTTAAGTTATCTATGGTTTTTAATTCCTCTACTATCTCTTGTGCTTGTTCGGTGATGCCCTCTTCTTTTAATAATATCAATGGCTCTTTTTGATCTGGTACAGGGAATACATAGACATCATTGTTATGTTTAAAACGCTCGCCTTTTGGATCTAACAACTCAATTCTATGGTGTATCTCAGTTAAATCATCTTCAGCACAAAAGATAACGCTACTGCCATTCTCTTTTATTGGTTTACCCCACCAAGTACCACCTTTTGCAATAGAGATAGCTAACTGTATTAATGATAATGATTTACCCACGCCACCAGAACTCGCTAAGATTCCTGGTTTAGCTAGTGGTATAAAAGAATCAACCAAAAACTTTTGTGGCTCTGGCTTTTCTATTAGATTACGAATGGCATACTTTTTAATATTGTATTTAGATTCAGTAAGCTCTGATCTAACTTTATCT